CCGACCAATAAGGGCGCGGGCCTGACCGCCAAGGGCCGCGCCAAATACAATCGTGAAACAGGCTCTAACCTGAAACCTCCCGCGCCCAACCCCAAAACCGAAGCCGACAAGGGGCGCAAAAAATCTTTTTGCGCCCGCATGGCCGGCGTGGTAGCCAAGTCGGAGAACGCGGACAGGGCGAAGGCCAGCATGAGAAGGTGGAAGTGCTAATGAAAGTCTGCTTCCGCTGCAAAGAGACCAAACCGTTTACCCTGTTCTTTCGTCACAATCAGACGCAAGACGGCTACCATAGCTGGTGCAAAGTTTGCTGCACGGAGGGTAACGAAAGGTCGCGCCGGAAGCAGAACTCTACGATTGAAGGCCGAGCCAAGGTTTTCCTTCGTAACGCGCGCAAGAGCGCCGAAAAGCGGGGGCAAGAGTTTTCGCTCACCGTTGACGATATCGCTGAGTGCTGGCACCGCCAGCTAGGTGTCTGCGCGTATAGCGGCCGCAACATGACTTTGGATGCTGCCCATCTAAATACCGTTTCCATCGAGCGCATAGACAGCCGTGTGGGCTATACGCCAGCTAACACGGTGCTAGTCTGCCAAGCCATAAACCGCATGAAGTCGGATTTTGGCTTCGAAGATTTTTACGGTCTGTGCCGTGACGTGGCGGACTTTTTGGGTGACGATAAGCTTAACCTTGCAGTAGGAGCTTACAAATGAAAAAGCCCGGCAGTCCTGGCCTGTACGATGCAATTCATGCCAAACGCGCCCGCATCGCCGCCGGCTCCGGCGAGAAAATGCGGAAGCCGGGCGCCAAGGGTGCGCCCACCGCCGCAGCGTTCCGCGCGTCTGCCAAGACGGCCAAGCCAGCCAAGAAGGGCAAGTGACATGCCGCTTGTGAAATCCACCTCCAAGGACGCTTTTCGCAAGAACGTGAAGGCTGAAATTGCTGCCGGCAAGCCGGCAAAACAGGCTGTCGCCATTGCGTACTCGACCAAGCGCGCGGCGGCTAAGAAAGGCAAGTAATGGCTGCCAACGACGTAGAGGCCGCAGGCAAGGTATCGGAAAGCGACGACCGAGACCGCTTGTCGGTCATGCGCCGGCGTTACACCATGGCGCTGTCGGCCTATTCGGACAGCCGCGAGGATGAACTGGACGACTTGCGCTTTATGGCAGGCAGCCCGGACAACCAGTGGCAGTGGCCGGCGGACGTGCTGGCGACCCGCGGGTCCGTGCAGGGCCAGACGATCAACGCGCGACCGTGCCTAACAATCAACAAACTGCCGCAGCATGTGCGCCAAGTGACCAACGAGCAGCGGCAGAACCGGCCAACCGGCAAGGTGATCCCGGCTGACGACCGCGCCGACGTGCGCGTGGCCGAGATATTTGACGGCATGGTGCGGCACATCGAGTACATTTCAGACGCCGACGTGGCCTACGACACGGCCTGCGACAACCAGGTCACTTACGGCGAGGGTTACATCCGCATCCTGACGGAGTACGCCCGCGAGGACAGTTTTGATCAGGACATCAAGATTGGACGGGTGCGAAACTCGTTTTCGGTCTATATGGACCCGGCCATTCAAGACCCATGCGGCGCCGACGCCGAATGGTGCTTCATCACCGAAGACGTGAGCAAGGCCGATTATGAACGCCTGTTTCCAGATGCTGCACCGATTTCTAGCCTCATGTCGCAAGGCGTGGGCGACCAAAGCCTTTCTCAATGGCTCTCGGAAGACATGGTACGCATTGCCGAATACTTCTACTACGAACACGAAAAAGCGACGCTGAACCTCTATCCCGACAACATCACCGCCTATTCCGGTTCGCCGCAAGACAAGCAACTGAAACTGATGTTCGGAAAGCCGCTGCGTAGCCGACCGGTGGACCGCAAGAAGGTCAAGTGGATCAAGACCAACGGGTTTGAGGTGCTGGAAGAACGCGATTGGGCCGGCAAGTTTATCCCCGTCGTGCGGGTAGTCGGCAACGAGTTTGAAGTGGACGGTCAGCTTTATGTGTCGGGCCTTGTGCGGAACGCCAAGGACGCCCAGCGCATGTACAACTATTGGGTCAGCCAGGAAGCCGAAATGCTGGCTTTGGCCCCCAAGGCGCCCTTCATTGGCTATGGCGGCCAGTTTGAAGGCTACGAAATGCAATGGAAGACGGCCAACACGAACAACTGGCCCTACCTAGAGGTCAATCCCGACGTTACGGACGGCGCTGGCAGCCCTTTGCCGCTTCCGGCTAGGGCAGCCCCACCACTACCCCAAACGGGCCTCATACAGGCCAAATTAGGGGCTTCTGACGACATTAAGGCTACCACCGGGCAGTACGACAGCAGCTTGGGGGCGCAGAGCAACGAGCGGTCGGGCCGGGCGATCCTGGCGCGCGAAAAACAGGGTGACACGGGCACCTACCATTACGTTGACAACCTGTCCCGCGCGGTGCGTTACGTCACCCGGCAGCTTGTGGATATGATTCCCAAGATTTACGACACCGCCCGCGTGGCGCGTATCGTGGGGCTGGACGGCGAAGTGGGCATGGTGCGTATCAATCCAAGCCAGCCGGAGCCGGTGAAGGAAATCCGCGACGAAAACGGGCTGGTGATTGACAAGATTTATAACCCGTCGGTCGGCGTTTACGACGTGTGCGTGACCACCGGGCCGGGCTACATGACCAAGCGTCAGGAAGCCTTGGACGCCATGTCCATGCTGTTGCAGTCCAACCCGCAGCTTTGGACCGTCGCGGGCGACCTGTTCATCAAAAACATGGATTGGCCGGGCGCGCAGGAGATGGCAGCGCGGTTTGCCAAGATCATTGACCCGAAAGTCATGGAAGGTGAGGACCAATCGCCGGAAATGCAAATGGCCAAAATGCAGATTGAGACCCTGACCAAAGAACTGAACCAAGTCGTCGGCATGTTGCAGCGCGTCGAGCAGTCCATTGAGGCCCAGGAAGTGCAGATCAAGGCGTATGACGCCGAGACAAAGCGCATTTCTGCGGTGCAGGCCGGCATGACCCCTGAGCAGATTCAAGATATTGTCATGGGCACCATTGCTGCGGCGCTGGATACAGGCGATTTGGTGGGGCCTAACGCTACTATGACGCGGCAAATGCCCGAAATGTCGCCGGAAATGGCCGAAATGCCCTCTCAAATGCCGCCCCAAATGCCGCCCGGAGGGCCAATGCAATGAATTGTGCTGAGTTTATCGGCTGCCTGTTCTTGGCTCGTGACGTGGCCCATTCGGTCCATTTGAACACTCGCAGTTTTGCCAAACACAAGGCTTTGGGCAATTTTTACGACGAAGTGATTGATTTGGCCGACAAGTTTGCCGAGGCTTATCAAGGGCGGCATGGGCTGATTGGCCCAATTTCACTACATTCCGCCCGCAAAACCTCAAATATCGTCGAATTTCTCGAGGACAGCCTCAAAGAAATTGAGGACATGCGCTATAAAGTGTGTGACAAGTCCGACACCGCGTTGCAGAACATCATTGACGAAATTGTGGACTTGTACTTGTCCTCGCTGTATAAACTGAAATTTCTCGCGTAAGGGACCGTTGACATGGAGTTGCTTAAACCCCTCGCCAAAGCGGATTTTCCCGCCCAGACCGCGTCCTACACCGGCACGGCGGCCAATACGACTGGCTGGAACGCGGGGCCGCAGGGCGTCGTGGTCTGGTCTGACCAGGCGTGTTACGTTGAGGTGGGCGAAGGCGCGGTGGCTACCACCCAAAGCACGCCAATTCCTCCGTTCACTCCGATCCCGTTTGCTGTTCCTGTCACGGTAAGCGGTGTTTGGCGTGTCAGCGCGATCCGCGCATCGGTTGACGGGACGCTGTATTGCAAACCAATCAATAAGGCGTAGGTCATGGGTTTTGCCGGCGCTCTACAAAACGGGGTTGCTATTGGTCTTGGCAGCATTGTCTCGTTTTTTTCTGGCTATGGGCCAGATCAAGCGCAAATCAATCTTGCGACGGAAGACAACGACAATCTTGTACAAGAAGACAACGGTTTGATTTTGGTGGAGTAAAAAATGGCCGACGTTAAGATTTCCGCCCTTCCTTCCGCAACCACTCCACTTGCGGGTACGGAAGTGTTGCCGGTTGTGCAGGGAGGGGCAACCCGTAAAGTTAGCGTGGCTGATTTAACGGCAGCTCGCACCGTTGCTGCCAGCACGGTCAATGTGGATGCCTACACAGCCGACCCGGCGGTTCGTATTACCCAGACCGGCGCCGGTAACGCCCTGCTGGTTGAA